CCAAGCGTTCCCGCAAGGGAAGTGTCGCTAAGACAGGCGCTGCTGAGCTGAATTTCGACAACACCGACTGGGTGGAGGGTCTGCTGCCATGAAAAATATTGGTACCGAGATGCGAAACTTCGATCGTGAGCACATGCGCCGCGTCGCGATGGGTATGCCGGAGCAGCAATCCGAACCCCGCCAGGAGCATGCCGCCCAGGTATTCAACGAACTGTTTCGCCAGCTGCGCGCCGCGTTCCCGGCCAGCATGTCCGTTTTTAAAACCCAGGCGGATATCGACGAATTCCGTCGCCAGTGGCTGCTGGCTTTTGCAGAGAACGGGATCACCAGCTTCGCCCAGGTCGACGCTGGTATGCGCATTGCCCGCACTCAGGAAAAACCGTTCATGCCGTCGCCCGGCCAGTTCGTGGCATGGTGCCGCGCCGAGGAAAGCGCCGCCGTGGGTCTGCCTGACCAGAACGAGCTGGTAAAGCTGGTTTACGAGTACTGCCGCAACCGCAGCCGTTACAGCGATGCCGAGTCGTATCCGTGGCCTGACAACGACATCACCCCGCGCACTGTGAAATACCGCGCCAGCTACTGGCTGGTCACAACCCTGTACCAGCAGATGCGCTCATATGGGCTTACTGACATGGAACTTAACCGCAAAGCCGGTGAAGAGCTGGCGAAAATGGTGAAACGCATTCGCGCTGGTGAAGTCATTCCTGAGCCGGTTGCGCGTTTGCCTGTGCTGGGCAGCAAACCTGTTACGCGTGAACAGGGTATGGCGAAAATTCAGGAAATCCGGGCGAAGTTCGGGCTTAAAGGCGGGAGAGCTTAATCATGCGCAGCAAAGATCAGATTGCAATTATCACCTTTCTCGAACAGGAGAAAACCGCCACGCCACGTCGTCTGGAGCGCCGGCTCGGATGGACCAACAAACACACCCACGCAATTTTGGGGCGGCTGGTTCGTCTTGGCATCGTAAAAAATATTGGTAAGCCAGCACACCCTGAATACCGACTTGTTCAGCGCTGGCAGGCAAAAATTAGCTCACCTAAGGCTAAGAAATCTAAACCCGCAGCGCCGCCCGTAGTGTCAGTATGCCGCCAGAACTGGCAGGGTTATCATATCCATAAAATTTTCGGGAGCGCCCGCGCATGAAAGACATGACCCATGAGCAGTTAATTCGCGCCACCTACGTGGTCGCCAAGTACGAAAATCCGAAGACGGCACAACTGCTGACTGAACTGGCGGGGCGGCTGGACTGCGCGCTGGCAGCGACGCGTACGGCTTGCCGGGAACGTGACGCCGCTGTCAGAGCCGAAATTGAGTGGGAGACGGCCATGCGTCAGGCTGTTGGCGAAGACGGCGTTGATGACGTGGTTGTGGCGATCGAAAAGCTGAAAGCTGAACGCAGTGCGCTGGCTGCGGAGAATTTGGCGCTGAAATCATCATTTAAGCCAGACGTAATTCCAGAAGAGGCAGTTGAGGCATTCACGGAAACCGCCATCCTGGACCACGACTGGAATGATACTAGCGAATGGTCATGGGTTGAGAATGATACAGATGTCATCCGTGCTGTGCTGGATGCAATGCCCGTTCCAGAAACCCCAATCACTGACTCCTTCCTGGCAGAAGTCCGCAAACAGGGCGTTATCGAATTTGCAGCAGCGATGGCGGCTATACACGCTGAATGCCAGGCGGGCGGATATTTTGACCGGCAGGTAAAAGTTTACGCCAAAGCTCAGGAACTGGCTGAGTCGTATCTTAAGCAGCGTAGCGGGGAGAAAGCAGTATGAGTAAATCACTGAACGCCCGTTGTATCCGTCGCTGGGAATTGCAGATGCGCGATGTATGCGATTCGAAAGTAAACCCGTGGTGGCGCAAGCGTGATCTGCGCGGCTATATCCGCGAATGCGGATTAATCACCGCGTATTGCATGGTTGAACGAATGGCAGAAGACAACGCCAAAGTTGACTATCAGGGCGACACATTCGGATGGTCGCCGGAGTTTTCAGCCTGGTATGACGAACGCCGCGACCACTACCTGAAAGAGGCTCGCGATTACCTGAACGAAGAAGCCACCACGGATGAAATCGACGAAGAGATTCAGAACGAGCTGGAGGCCTGGAATGACTGAGCATGTCACTTTGCACAATGCTGATTGCTTCGATATCTTCCCCACGATTGCAGACGGTTCTGTTGATCTAGTTTGCGCTGACATTCCCTACGGTACCACGCAATGCCGCTGGGACTCTGTCCTTGACCTGCAGGTGATGTGGCAGGAGTTGTACCGCATCGCCAAACCGTCTGCAGCCATTGTGTTGTTTTCCGCACAGCCGTTTACCAGCGTGCTAGTCAGCAGCAATCTGCGTCACTGGCGTACCGAGTGGATTTGGGAGAAAGGCAACGCGACAGGATTCCTCAATTCCAAAAAACAGCCGCTGCGCGCCCATGAAAACATTCAGGTATTTTATCGTCGCCAACCGACGTACAACCCTCAATTCACGCACGGGCATCAGAGGCGTACATCTAAGCGAAAAATGGTTGATTCGGAATGCTACGGAAAAGCGCTATCCCTAACGGAATACGACTCAACCAGTCGGTACCCGCGTGATGTTCAGTTTTTCTCGAGCGATAAGCAAACCGGTAATTTTCACCCAACGCAAAAGCCGCTGGCGCTGTTGAAATACATCATCGCAACCTACAGCAATCCGGGTGACGTGGTGCTGGATTTCACAATGGGCAGTGGTACTACAGGCGTGGGATGTCAGGAAACTGGCCGTACGTTCATCGGCATTGAAAAAGAGACGGCAATTTTCCTTACCGCCTGCCAGCGCATGGGCATTAAGCAGGAGCGTGCAGCATGAGTGACGCATTACTCGAGTACGCATACCGCCGGATTGTGGAACTGGAAAGCCTGCTGCTGGTGGAGGTGCCGGAAACAGTCTGGCCTGCTGAGGTTGGCCTGGTCTTCGCGCAGCTGGAAATCGCCGGGGATCTCCCGGCGCACCACCAGCGCCGACTGAAGCACCATATAAACCGTATGTGGCTGGAAAAAATGCCGGTGCCAGCGATTGTCACTGCTGCCCGTTCGCTGGCTACTGCCATGGAGAAATACGCGTGAGAGAAATCATCGTTGATAATTTTGCTGGTGGCGGCGGGGCGTCTACCGGTATTGAGCTGGCGACTGGCCGCAGTGTGGATATTGCCATCAACCACGACGAGAACGCCGTCGCGATGCACACCACGAATCACCCGGATACGTTGCACTACTGCGAATCGGTGTTTGATGTAAACCCAATGGCGGCGACTGCCGGCCGTCCGGTAGGGCTGGCGTGGTTCTCTCCGGACTGCCGTCATTTCTCGAAGGCGAAAGGCTCAAAGCCGGTCGAGAAAGAAATTCGCGGTCTGGCGTGGATTGTCATTCGCTGGGTGCTGGCGGTGCGGCCACGCGTGATGATGCTTGAGAACGTCGAAGAGTTCAAAACATGGGGACCACTACTGGCGGCAGAGATGCGCCCAGATCCGGCCCGCGCTGGGGAAACATTTGAGGCGTTCTGCGGGATGCTGTCCGGTGGTATACCTGCCGGGCATCCTGCGCTGGCAGAGTGCTGCGAGTTCCTGGGTATTGCCGTAGATGGCGAACAGGCGCAACAGCTGGTGGCCGGGCTCGGATATGCTGTTGATCACCGCGAGCTGCGGGCGTGTGACTTTGGCGCGCCGACAATCAGAAAGCGCTTTTTTATGGTGATGCGGTGCGACGGCGTGTCGGTGACCTGGCCGGAGCCGACACACGGCGATCCTAAATCGCCAGCAGTGCAGAACGGTAAGCTTAAAGCCTGGCGGACGGCGGCGGAGTGTATCGACTGGTCAATCCCGGCGCCGTCGATTTTTGACCGCAAAAAGCCGCTGGCCGAGAACACGCTCAAACGCATTGCCCGAGGCATTCAGCGGTTCGTGATCGACAATGCGTCGCCGTTTATCGTGAAGTGCAATCACACCAGCACCCGTACCAGTTACGACTGCTTCCGAGGACAGGCGCTGGCGGATCCGCTACAGACCATTACCAAAACCCACGGCTATGCTGTCGCGGTACCGCACCTGACAAAATTCCGTACTGGCGCAACCGGACAGGAGGTTTGCGAACCGGTACCGACAATCACTGCCGGTACATCGAAGCGTCCGGGCGGAAACGGGCATGCGCTGGGTGTGGTGGAAGCCGCACTTACCCCGTTCCTGGCGGGTAATGGTGGCAGCGAGTATCAGGCCAAACCGCGCCCGCTGGATAAACCCGCGCATACCATCCTGAAAGAGTCACGGTCATGCGTCGTTGCGCCAGTAATTGCCCGTCAGTTCGGTGCCAGCATCGGGCACCGGGCTGACGAACCGAGCGCCACGATTACCGCTGGTGGCGGCGGAAAATCGCAGTTGGTGACTTCGACCCTGATCCAGATGGGGTATGGCGAACGCCCCGGACAGCAACCACGTGTGCTGCAACTGGACAATCCGCTGGGTACCGTTACTGCCGGCGGCAATAAGTTCGCGACGGTTAGCGCATTCCTGGCGAAGCATTACGGCGGGAATTACTCAGGGCCGGGCGTCGGGTTGGACGAACCAGCGCAC